TATAAAAGACCTGATTGATAACGGTTTGGTGTACAATCTTGGTAATGCTATGGGTACAACTGTTCTTGAGTGGCATGATGTAGCTGGAGATATGGAAGCACAACTGTCTATGGACGGTGTAACCAGAGGACAGCAGAACAGACCTAATTATCAGAGAAACTATTTGCCTATTCCGATATTACATTGCGATTACGAAATTAATGCAAGGGAATTGGCTGCAAGCAGAAATCTTGGCAATCCATTAGATACTACAATGGCTGAAAGAGGTGCGAGAGCAATTGCCGTCAAACTTGAACAGATGTTGTTTACAAAAACTACTTACAGTTTTGGAACTAAAGACGACAGAAGCAGAAACACGATTTACAGTTATGTTAATCATCCTGATATTAATACTGTTACACTTACTAAGAACTGGGATGCTTCGGGCAAGACTGGAGCTGAAATTATATCCGATGTTCTGGCGATGAAACAAGAGTCTATTAATGCTTATCATTATGGTCCCTGGATTTTGTATATACCAACTGCTTATGAGACCGTGATAGACGAAGATTATGACTCTACAACTCCTGGAACTACTATCAGGGAAAGAATATTAAAGATTTCTGGAATAAAGGATGTTAAGGTTGTAGACTATCTGCCAGCTAACCATGTCTTGTTGGTTGAGATGAGTACTGAAACAGTCAGGTTGATAAGAGGTCTTGCTATACAAAATGTCCAGTGGCAGACGGAGGGTAAGTTTGTTACCAAATTCAAAGTGTTAACAATTCAAGTACCTCAGATTAGAAGTGACCAGAATGGCAAGACAGGTATTGTCTTATTGGCAGCATAAAGTATACATAGTGCTAATCATGCACTATGTTAATTTCTTTGAGAGGAGGGTTGAACAATGGCTGAGAAATTAATCAAATGGAAGAAGATAGGTGGTGGAACTTTTCGTATGAAGGATGGACGGATAATAAAACCAAACCAGGTATTTGAAGCTTATGAAAGTGATATACCAGAAGTTTTTAGGACATGGGTAATTCCACTTGACCCGTTGCCTAAGGAAGAAGTGAAAGTGGAAGATAATTTTGAGATTAAGCCAGCAGAGAATAAAAAAGAGGAGGATGAAAATATAGGGAAGGAATTGGATATAAAGGAAGATGAGGAGCTGGAAGTAGAGATGATACATAGAGGCGGGGGTTGGTATGATGTGGTAAACAAGAAATCTGGCAAGAAGATAAACGAAAAGCCGTTAAAGAAAACTGATGCTGAAATACTATTGGAGACTCTGACTGAATGAGCTGGAAAGTTCCACGTATTTGGCAGGATAGTTATTGTTGGGTAATAGGTGGAGGCAGAAGTTTGATAAAACAACTTGAAATTCCAGAGGATATTGTAGAGAAAGTGATGAAGAAGGAATTGCCTTTGAGTGCTTACAGTGATTATTTTGAGCCAATACGGAACGACCATATTATTGCAGTCAATTCAGCATTCTTGCTTGGTGATTGGATAGATGTGATGTTTTTCGGGGATATCAATTGGTTTTTGCATAATAGATATCAATTGAGAAAGTTCCCAGGTTTGAAAGTATCTTGTCATAACCGATTTCAGGATAAAACAAGAGAGGAACGGGAGGATGTAAAATACGTGGAACGTGATAGAGAAAAGCCTTACGGATTGAGTGATAAGAAGTGTAAAGTAAGCTGGAATTACAATTCAGGAGCTTGTGCTATTAATCTGGCATATCATTTTGGTGTAAAGACGGTATTCTTGTTAGGGTTTGATATGAAGCCAGTAAATAACCAAACGCATTGGCACAACGAATATGGGAAAAAAACAAGTAAAGCGGTATTTGAAAAGCATCTAAAAGGGTTTCCGTATATAAAGGCGGATGCTGAAAGATTAGGCTTGAAAATATACAATGTCAATCCTGATAGTGCTATTCAAGAATTTGAAAAAGTTAGCTTGAAGGAGATATTGAGGAATGGTATATACAGCTATCACAGGAGGCAAGGACAGGATGAGGCAAGATGTTAAGTGCTTTACAGATGATTTCGGGATGAAAAACAAAATATTGACAGCAAAAATCTACAAAGTGCTATTCTGGTTGTTTATCCAATCGGAATGGAGTGTCTGGGTAGATGGAAATATATTCTTGAGAGTCAGAGAAGATGATTTGATTGATATGACTAAACCTTATGATATTGGAGTTTTTCCTCATCCAAGAAACAGGGATTGTATATATCAAGAAGCAGAGATTTGCATAAGAGAGAAAAAGGACAATCCAGAGATAATCAAAAAGCAGATGAAATATTACCGATTGAACGGTTACCCAGAACATAACGGCTTAGCTATGTGTGGAGTAATAGTAAGAAGGAATACTAAAGAGGTGAGAAGATTATGTAGAGAATGGATGAAACATATATTGGTATTCAGTATAAGAGACCAGTTGAGTTTCCCGGTAGTATTTCAAGGCAAGTTCAAGTATTTACCGGCAATATCAGGGTATAAAAACAATTATTTTATCAGGAGGAAACATGTTTATTGAGGTGAAGATACCATACGAACCTGGCAATCTGGCATTGGCTTATAATAGAGCTATGGAAACAGCTAAGTCCGATTGGGTGCTGTTGCTTGACCACGATGTTTTCATAGCCTGCAACAAGAACTGGTATAACATATTACTGGAAGTAGTGAATAGAGTTGATGAGAATGCTGGGTTGATTACCTGTGTTTGCTATAAAGTAGCAGGGAAGAACCCACCTCAAAAAGCTGAAATCTATTTGAATTCTTACGATATTCGTAATCATATAAAAATAGCAAACTATTTGTTTAGGAAGTACGGTATTCAATTAGTAGAGCTTGACACTCACAAAATTGCGGGTATGTTTATGTTGGTAAACAAGAAAGCATGGCAAAAGGTGAAGTTCAGAAATGTAAGGAACGATATATACTTTATCGATTGGGATTTTTGTAAGAGGCTAAGAGAGGCTGGATATAAAATATATCTATTGCCGGGTTTGTATGTTTTCCATGCAAGGAGGTCACGAGATGCTGAGTGAACTGAAAGTATGGGGTAAACGAACCATACTTTGGAAAGACAATTACTGTACTGTTAACATTCTGGATGTGGTCAATGGTTACAGATGCAGTTGGCATAGACATAAACAGAAATATAATTTGTTTTATGTGATTACGGGAGTGCTGGAAATAGTAACTGAGGAGATAGACAAGAGTAAGAAGGCAATAGTGTTGCATCCCGGTGAGTCTATACAAATCAAACCTGGTATATGGCATGAGTTTAGAGCTTTGACGGACACCAAAGTTATTGAGATTATGTTTGTGAGGTATTGTGAAGGTGATATTGAAAGAGCAATTTTGGGAGGGAAAATAAATGATGTTTAAGAAATTGATAGAATATGGATTTTGTAAAAACTATTGGGTCTGGTTTCATATACTTGCAGGAGGCATATTAGCCAGAATATTCCAGCTTTTTGTTCAGAATAACTGGACAGTATTTTTCTTTGTAGCTATTGTAGCTATTGTATGGGAAGGATATGAGTTTGCTATTGAATACAAAAGAAGCTTGAGAAAAGTAGTTGAAATATACGGTTCAAAAGAAAAATATCTATATGACTGTGTTGGTGATGTATTAGGAGCTTTATTTTGTGCTGGATTGGTGCTTGTGTGAGGTGAGAGATGTGGAGTAATGTGGAGTCACCAATATTTGTAACAGGATGTAAACGGTCAGGCACTACTATGGTAGCCAGAGCTATCAAGTTATGCGGAGCGTTCGATTTGAATTTTGTAGATGAGGAAGGGAATGAAATACTCGACCCTAAATACAAAATCATGTTTGATAACAAAGTGATATATGAAGAACTGGTGAAACCATACTTTCTGGAAATAGGAGCTGACCCAACAGGGCAGTATCCATTGCCAGACAAAGTGGTCATACCTACTGATTGGAAAGAAAAAGTGCTGGATATTTTATTCAGTTACGGATATACGGAGGATAAAAAATGGATGCTCAAAGATAATACAATGGGTCTGATTTGGAGAGTTTGGGATTATGCTTTTCCAAACGCTAAATGGGTAATAGTGAGAAGACGTACTGGTGATATTGCAGACTCTTGTTTGAAAACGGGATATATGAAAGCTTTTAGTGATTTTGAGATTTGCAAGAAAGTGGGTGCTAAAAATTCCAGGGAAGGTTGGGTTTGGTGGGTAAATCAATACTTGGCAAGGTTTAGAGAAATGATAGAAGCTGGTCTGAATTGTAAGATAGTATGGGCAGAAAGGATGGTAATAGGTAACTATCAGCAAATGTATGAAACTATTGAATGGCTCGGGTTGAAATGGAATTCAGAGGTACTAAACTTTGTAGATCCACGTCTGTGGAGAGCAAGGGAGAGGTTAGAAAATGGCAAGAACAACAGTTGAAGAAATTAAAAAAATAATAGATACAGATTTGAGTGACTCTATAATAGAGGCTTTTATCAATGATGCTAATCTGATTATTACTGATGTATTTTCAGGTAATTCAGAATTGTCTTCTGACCAATTAGCAAGCCTGGAAAAGTGGCTAACTGCTCATCTGATAGCCTGTACAAGGGAATTGCAACCAGCTCAGGAAGGTGTAAAAGATGCAAAAATAACCTATCAAGGTAAAACAGGAATAGGATTGGATGCTACTCTATACGGACAACAGTGTAAACTGATAGACACAACAGGTTTGTTAGCAAGAAGGTTAGGACAGAAAAGAGCAAGTATATATGCAATACCATTTGATACTGATTGGGAGACGTCATGAAGTTTCCAGAGCGTAATCTAAACCAGACAGCAGTGTATTGGGCAAATCCTCAACCTGATGGATATGGAGGCTATGCATATGATGATCCAATAGAGATTAGTTGTAGATGGGTAGATAGTGTGAGAATAGTAAAAGATAAGAATGGTGAGGAAATTGTTTGTAGAGCTGAAGTGCAGGTAGACAGAGATGTAGATGAGGGAGGTATTTTGTATTTAGGCAGTTTAGATGATTTGACAGAACAGCAAAAAAGCAATCCGAAATTAGTTGACAATGCTTTTGAGATTAAACGATTTGATAAAGTTCCAGATGTTAAAGGTAAAGAGTATTTTAGAAAGGTGTATCTATGAGTGAAGTGAAAACTAATGTAACAGGGCTGGAGACAGTGTTGAAGAATCTGAATCAGGAAATCAAGGAGATAAAAAATAAAAGCCTGAAAGGTATGATCCGTTCAGCGATACTAATACGTAGGCATATGGAGTTCAATTCACCAAAAATACCAATAGATACAGGCAACTTGAGAGCAAGCTGGTTTATATTGACTAATCTAACAGGTATAGAAGAAGGTGAAAATCCCAACTTCTATGAAGCAAAAGGGGCAGAGATGGCTTTGCAACATACTAAAACTATTGAACGGTACAGAACTGCTTTGAGTGTGAAAAAAGAACCTGTTTTGCTAATGGGGTTTACAGCGAATTATGCGTTTTATGTTCATGAGGCAACTCATAAACGTTTTAGGAGACCTGGCTCGGGTGCTAAGTTTTTGGAAAGTGCCTTGAAGGCTAATTACAACAATATTTTGAAAATTATAAGGGAGGAAGCTAAAGTATGAGTATGGCTTCTGAGGATTTGAAAGATTTATTAGTGAATGCAGGGTTAAACTTGACTTTTGGCACAAACCTATTTATAGGCAGAATGCCTGCAACTCCCGATAATTGTGTAGTTCTTATAGATGTACCAGGTAGAGAACCAGGACTGGATTATCGGAATGAATTGGTTTATGAGTATCCGTCGGTTCAAGTAATTGTAAGAAATAACGGGTATAAGGAAGGCTGGGAAATGATTAACAGTATTCGGGAATACTTACATGGGAAACACTATGTAGAGGTAAATAGTAGTGAGTATAAGCTAATCAAATGTACAGTTGAACCTGCTTTTCTGAGATGGGATGAGAACAACAGAGCAGAGTTT